ATGTTCGACGAGCGGGGTTTGTACCTGCTCGTCCGAAAATCTGGGTCGAAGCTCTGGCGGCTGAAGTATCGGTTTGCACGCCGCGAAAAACTGCTGGCGCTTGGCCAATACCCGGAAATCACGATCACGCAGGCACGCAATGCGCGGGACAAGGCGCTGCAGCAGCTGCGAGACGGCATCGATCCGTCGGAAGCGAAACAGGCACGCAAGGCGCAAGCGATCGCGGACGCTCTGGACAGCTTCGAGAAGGTGGCTCGAGCCTGGCACGAGGTGAAGGCGAAAGCACTCACCGAACGATATTCAGCCGCCGTCCTGAGCAGGCTGGAGCGCAACGTCTTCGGCGCGATCGGGTCGAAGCCCATTCGTTCAATCACGGCGCCGATGGTGCTGGAGATGATCAGGCGGATCGAGAAGCGCGGGGCCTACGACATGGCGCATCGCGTGCGCAATCATGTCTCGGACGTCTTCGTCTGGGCTATTGCATCCGGGCTGGCGGAAACCGATCCGGCGGCCATGATCAAGAAGGCGTTGCATCCAACCGATCCGCAGTTGCGGCCCGCGATGGTGCGGATCGTCAATTCGAGGAAGCTGCTCAAGGACGTGGAGTCGCTCTCGGGCACTTATTGGTCGACGTTGCTATCCTCGCGCCTGCTGGCGCTGACAGCGGCAAGGCCTGGCGTCGTAAGGCTGGCCGAAATGCAGGAGTTCGAGGGTCTGGATGGGCGCGAGCCGATCTGGCGAATTCCGGCCGAGAAGATGAAGCTTACGCGCGCGCAGAAGCGCGACATCACTTGGGAATTCGTCATTCCGCTGTCGCGGCAGGCAGCCGACGTGGCGAGGGCGGCGATCTCGGAAAGCGCTGCGTGTCGGGCCAAAGACGGTCCCTCCTGGCTCTTTCCAGGCGTTGGTGGTTGGCAGCGACCGATCAGCGACAGCACGCTGAGCAAGCTCTATCGAGACGCCGGTTTTGCTGGCGTGCATGTGCCGCATGGCTGGCGCTCAACCTTCTCCACGATCATGAACGAACGTGCGGCGCTGGAGGATCAAGAGCGCGATCGAGCTATCATCGACCTGATGCTGGCGCACGCGCAACAAGGCGTGGAGCCGATTTACAATCGAGCGCTCTATCTGCCTCGCCGTCGCGAACTCGCGCAGATCTGGGCCGACCTACTGATGCAGGGTGCCATCGAGCCGCACTTGCTCTTGCCGGCGCACCGGCCATGGCGCGCGAAGTCCGGGGAGACCGGGCATGACTGCGGCAAGCATCGGCCAACCGCACGGGCGGCACGAAAAAAGGGGACCGTGGCGTAAGAGCTATGACGTGGAGGACGTCCGCGCGCAGGTCTTCCAGATCCATTGGGAAAAGACCGATAAAAACGAAAACGCGCTCAAGTTCTTCGACGTGTTCGCCAAAACGGTAGTGAGTTACTCAGACCATATTCGGGCAGCCGGCAAGCAGCTGCCCATATCCATGAACGCGAAGGCCATCCTGGAAGCGCTGTTCAGTGTGATGGACGGCAAGACGGGTCGTTGTGATCCGTGCCTCGATACGATTGCCAAGCGAAGCCGCCTCTCGCGGCGCACCGTCGTCCGGCAGTTGGACGCACTGCGCGAACAGAAAATCATCAATTGGGTGCGCCGCACGGTCAAGACGGGGAACGCCAAAGGCGAGGGGCCGCAGCGCCACCAAACTAGCAACGCCTACTTCATCGACATGCTGAAGTTGCCGGTCGAGATCGTTCGCACGCTGCGACAGAAGCTCGGGGACAAGCTGAGAGAAACGGCGCGGCATCTTGAAGGCTCGGGTATCGTGCCCAACCGTTTGGGCATCCAGGCCGAGAGGCTCCTCAAGTCCTTTGCAGGTGCCATGTCAGCTTCGGACGGACGCGAACGGGTAGAGCGCCGTGCCTTGGTAAGCGCCTCGGCCGACACGCGCCTGGCGCTGATGTATGGCGGCGACCTCGACGCCATGCGCGAACACGAGGAAATGCTGGGCCTGTCTTTTGGTCATAGTGCGAGTGCCACGTTGGCATTGTACCCCGTGGACAGAACTATAAAGGGAAAGGACTGAGGACGCTTGGGCGCCCTCAGGCGTCAAGTTTGTATTGTCCCCATGCCGAAATGACCTTTCCCGCCTTAAGCGGAGCGCCAGCGGAGCCGGTGCGCGAGGGCGGCTGCGCCGCCCAGGGGTGTCCAGGGGGCCAAGAGCAAAGGGCGTGCCAAGCCGCCACGGCCCGTAATCTGACAAGTCGCAAAATCATACCCGTTGGTGCATCAATCTGCATCAGCCGGTCGATCGCAAATGTCCCTATCCCGCCCAGGACCCAGGCCGGGTTTCGCCGGTCGGCGGCAGTGCATCAAAAGGCACACGAAAAGCGCGCGGGCGAGGCGGGGGGAAAAGCGCGTTGCGAGGGGTGGCAGCGCGGCGATCTGAGCTTGTGTAATAATATTACGCACGCCGGCAATGATCGTCTTTGCGTAATATTATTACTCGATTGCGACATGAATTGACATGCGGTCGATGCGACAGGTTGAAGCGGGCACCGCTTGACCGAATCGACATTCGTTCTTCATATGTTCTAAAAATGGAGGCGCATTCATGAAGATCGAAGACATCCGTGGCGCCGTGGCCGACAGCCTCGAAGTGCGGGGACTCAATAACCGGACATTTCTGCGCGAGATTCGCAACGGTAAGCGGGACGACGGGCCGTACATGATCGGCGCGCTCGCATGTGTGGCGCTGAATAAGACCGCGCCGGCCTGATGTGGCCCGCTACGCGAACGATCCGCATGACGTAGCTACCCTCTTAGATGCGGCGATCTGGCACTACTCGATCAAGGTGCAGTGCACATGCGGTAGCGTCAAAGTCTATTGTGCAGCAGGGCTTTGGTGGCGGTTTCGTCAGGCTCGCTGGGATCATCGACTAGAGGCGGCCTGCCGGCGGTTCTATTGTCACACATGCTGGCAGACGCATTCCAGCGTGAAGCATCCTGATACTCTGGAGCTGAGCCGGGTCGAGCCCACGGTCGTTCTAACACCACCAGATCGACGGGAGTGGAAACGTGCCCTTAATAGCCTTCGGGGATAGAACGATCGAGCATTACTGTTCCGCATTGGGACAGTAAGAAATGTCGCTATGGTATCGGTGCTTCGCTTCCCCACCTCCCTAGGACCGCAAAAGCGGAAAAACAGGAGGCTTTATGAAAAACGGCTTGTATTCGGTAACATTTTCTTACGCAGGCGACAGCGGTGCGGGCGTAGTTGTTTTAACCGATGGCAAAGTACGCGGCGGCGACACTTCGTTTTTCTATATTGGAAATCTGGGCGTAAATGGCAGTGAAGCGACCGGAGTCATTGACGTGGCCCGGCATTCACCTGGCCTACCTAACGTTTTTGGGGTGGACGCTTATCAGCTTACGCTTAACGCTAAGCTCATCAGCGGAGGCGAGCTGAAAGGCACTGCAAAAACGGCTGCAGTGCCGGGTGCAACTCTTCAGGTGGTCATGAAGCTGATTGCTGAAGATTAATGGGAGTGGGCGCAGGGGAGACTTTGCGCCCAATTTCCTAAGCCGCGGCCTTCGCTCGCTCCCGAAAGCGCACCGCTTCCACGCCCAGCATGTCGTTCAGTTCCAGGAACACGGACTGCAGCGGCTCGATCTCCAACTCGTAGAACGCATCGGTGGCCTTCGTCACATCGCCAAACCCACCCGCGTTCGCCGGCACGATGCCGAGCAGCTGGGGCGGCACCCGGTGCGCTGCCAGGACGTCGTCGCGCGTCGTATTCTTGATGCCGAGGAACTCGTCCTTCGCCCCCACCTCAGCGATAGGCAGGATCTTAATCGCGGTTTCCTTGCCCTCCGGCGCATGCACGAACATGTTGCGGAAATTACCCGGCCCCTTGGACCGCTTCAGCGCGTCGCGCATCTTGTCGATATCGCCGTCGGCGAACTGGCCGGTGGCGTAGAGGATGTAGCCGGCGTGGCTGCCGTTTTCAAAATAGCGGCGGCGAAACAGCGTCGCGTTTTCGTTCAGCAACGCGCTCTGTAGGGCCGAGAGGTATTCAGGCAGGCCATACACCTCTTGGTTGATGTCAGGCGCCATCAGCTGATGAACGGTGTCCGGTGCGAACTCGGTTTCCGACAAGTGAACCGGCACCCACCAAAACCGCCCCGGCTCAACGCCGCGTCGCGTATATTTGGCCAGGCAATGGTCCAGTCGCAGCAAGCCGCCCAGGCGGTTGCGGATTTCCTGCACATAGGCGTTCCCCAGCACGAGGTAATCCTGCACCAGCCCTGCGAACACCTTGCGCGACAAGATCGGCGTGGGATCGAGGCTGGCAGCCAGCATATTGCGCTTCAGAATGATCGCGCTCGAATGATGGGGCGACGCCCGGAAAGAGCGCGACAGCCCTTCCAACGAGATCGGCGGTTCGTACCAGCGCTGATTGTGCCAGCATTCCAGCATATCGAGCATGGTGGCCCGGCTGTTGACGGGCTCCGGGTCGCCGAAGGTGAAGGCCTCGATCGACCGGCTCTGACCAGCCTTATCCGCGACCAGCGCGCCGGAGGATGCCGAAGCCGTTTCCTGCCGGCTCATACGGCGTGCGCGCTTGCTCATTCGATAATCTCCATCGTGCCCTTGGGCTTTTCCTTGCCGTCCAGCGGCTCGTTCATGAGAATGTGCATCGTCGCCCAGGCTAGATCGGCATGCCCGTCATCGCCGCCGCGCCCGGCCTTGAAGGTCACGTTGCGCCCGCTGGTGGTCAGCGTCTTCTTGATCGAAACAAACGCCGAGACGATGTCGAGGAAACTGCTGTCCATGGACAAACGACCGCGGCGAATGACGTTCTGGGCCTTCATGATCATCCCCGCCTTCACTTCCAGCGAGTATTCAATCTTGGCGACCGAACAGCCCGGCAGCGCGCCGACTTTGGCCAGCAACTGATAGACACCGGCGCCGACGCCTTGCGCGTCGATGCCCAGGTACGTGCAGTTGTAGCGGCTCAGCACCGCCTTGATGAATTCGGCCTGCTGCTCGAAATCGAGCCCGCGCAACTGGTGGCGCTCAAGGATGCGGAACGTCCCGCCTTCCACCAGCGGCGGCGCCACGATCACCAGCGCGGCATTGTCGCCTGTCTCACTGGACTGCGGATCGTACCCCGCCCAGACCGCGCGATGGCCATAGGGTCGCGCCGCCTCGATGTTGAAATCGGTCCATTCGACCAAGCTGTCGCAGCCGCAGGCAATCATATCGTTGAACTTGAACGCCGACAGCGTGTCATCGACGAAGTCGCACATGAACAGGTTAGCGAACTCGTCGGGCGCGTACTCGTCGCGCAGCTCGTCGATGTCGAACAGATCGCAGCCGCCGGCAACGGCGTCTTCGATGTTGACGATGTGCCGCCAGACGCGATCGGGGCCGACGCTGCCTGCCGCCGCCAGGGCGGCATGGCTGACGTCGATCTCGATCCGGTCTTCCTTCTTGCGCCGACGGTTGCGGCGCTCGCCGGTCCAATACGGATAGGCCGGGTGCGCGATCGTGGACGGCGTCGAGAAGTAGGTTTTCCGCCACTTCTTGTGCGTTGCCATGCCCGAGGCGACTTTGTTCAACTCCTCGAACGAATGGACCCAGAAGAATTCATCGAAATAGAAATTGCCGTGCCGGCCCTGCGCGGTGCGAAAGTTCGTGCCCAGGAAGTGCATCTCCGCCGCCGCTTCCTCGGGCGGTCGCAAATCCGAGGTAATCAGCATCGGATCGCCGGTCAGCGAGACGCCAACCAGCTTGGCAAAGCTAACGATGTAGGATCGGAACTGGTGCGCCTGCGCTTTCGACGCCGATAGGAAGATCTGGTTACGCCCGGTCTCGATTGCATCGATCAGCGCTTCGAAGGCGAAGTAATACGTCGCGCCGATCTGACGCGACTTCAGGATCATGCGGGTGCGCTGGCTCAGCGCGTTCCACCAGGTCTGTTGGTAATCGTAGAGGCCCTCAAGGAAGATGCGTTTCAGTTCGCCCGCCTGATCGGCGCTGAAGTGGTTCTTCTTCGGTTTCTTGCGCGGGCCAGCGTTGCGATTGCCGACCTTGTCGTTGAGGTCACCGGAATGGCCGCCGGGCTCTTCGTACCGGCGGACGCGCGCCAGGCTCTCGATCTGCCGGCTCAGCGCGTCCATCTCGACCAGATCCGCGCTGGTCTTTTTCTCCTTTGCGATCAGTGTCAGCAGCCGGATTTCCAGGCCGTCTTCGATCTTGCGGATCGACGGCGCATCGTCCCAGCGGTCGCGCTGCTTCCAGGCCTCGATCGTCGCGCGCGGAATGGGCCCGCCCTTGTCGCCGACGACGCCGTGCAGCGCGAACTCGTCCGCGATCTGGGTAATGCCCCAGCCACGCCAGTACAGGCTGCGCGCATGGCGGCGCGGATCGAATTGCCAGGCGGTCGCCGGTGCGCCGGGTTGGGGAAGGAATGGACCAGTCATCGCGGCGACCATGCCGCGCGATTTACCCCCCAAGCACCGCCATCCATTTGGCCGGGCGCCCGACCAAATGCAGCCCCTTGAGAGTGAGCGCCTGACCGTCCCTTTTGGCGCCATCAACGCCGCCGAACCTCAAGGGAACCGGACAGATCATGGCCAAGAGCAAGTTTTTCCGCGTCGCTGTCGTGGGCTTCACCGCGAGCGACGGTCGCAAGATCGAGGAGTCGTGGGTCAAGGACATCGTCTCGACCTTCAATGCCGAGACCTATCCGGTTCGCATCTCATGCGAGCACATCAAGGGCTTTAGCCCCGAGCCGCCGTTCAACTGCTACGGCAGCGTCACGGCGGTAAAGAGCCAGATCGACGACATCGTGGTCGATGGCACCACCGAACGTCGCTTGTCCCTCTATGCCCAGATCGAGCCAAACGACCAACTGCTGGCCATCAACAAGCGCGATCAGAAGAAATACACGTCGATCGAGGTGACCGAGGATTTCGGCGGTACCGGCAAAGCCGGTATGGTCGGCCTCGCCGTCACCGACAATCCCGCCTCGCTGGGCACCGAAGCGCTGAGCTTTTCCGCGCTCAAGCCTATGTTCGACGCGCGCAAGCAGAACCCAAACAACCTGTTCACCGCCGCCATCGAAACCGAAATCGTCATGGAGGCCGGCACTGACGGCGCTGGCGTTGCGGACGCGATCAAGGCCGGTTTCGCGGGCCTCGCCGCGATGTTCAGCCGCACCGAGCCGGAAAAGCCCAAGGAAGAATCCAAGCCAAAGCCGGCAAACGACAACGGCCTGGATATCACCGCCTTCAGCACAGCGCTGGGCGAACAGGTCGCCGCCGCCGTGAAGCCAGCGCTTGACGCGGCTCAGGCTGCGCAGATGGCCGTCGCAGCACTCTCGGCCAAGCTGGAAAACACCCCGCAGCAGGACTTCTCCCGCCAGATCGCGACGGGCGGCGGCGGCAACCTCTCGCACCTGACCGACTGCTGATCCGGTCCACCGCCCCCGTCATCCACCGGAGTACATCGCATGCAGACTTCCACCCGCCTGCTTCTTCACGCCTTTGTCGCCCAGGTCGCAAAGCTGAACGGCTTGCCCACTGGCCTCACCGCTACCCCTGGGCAACTGGCCGAATTCAACGTGGCGCCCGCGATCGAGCAGCGCCTTCAGGCCAAGTTGCGCCAGATCAGCGATTTCATGTCGCGCATCAACGTGATGCCTGTGGTCAACCAGCAAGGCAGTCGCGTCGGCGTCGGCGTGAACCGTTCGATGGCGAGCCGCTCCAACCGCGCAGCCGGCCATAAGCGTTCGCCGCAGGATATCACTGGGTCCGACCAGATCGACCAGTACCTCTGCAAAAAGACGGACTACGACTACGCCTGGTCTTACGAACTGCTCGACGCTTGGGCGCACCAGCCCGAATTTCAGCAGCTGTGCCGTGATGCCGTCCTGGCTCAGAAGGCCGAAGACGTCATGTGCATCGGCTTCAACGGCGTCGATGCCGCCGTAGAGACTGACCGCGACGAGTACCCGCTGCTGCAGGACGTCAACTACGGGTGGCTCTACAAAATCCGTCACTATGCCCCATCGCGGGTCATGACGCACGGTGCGCTCGACGCCAACAAGATCTACGTGTCGGACGAAGGGTCAGCGGACTACAAGAACCTCGACTCTCTCGTATTCGACGCCATCCATAACCTCATGCACGAGCGTTTCCGCACCGCGACGGACCTCGTCGTGATGGTGGGCAGCGATCTCGTCCACGAGAAGTACTTCAAGATCGTTGAGCAGGCCGGCGACGTGGCGACCGAACAGGTCGCGCGCGACGTCATCATGTCGAGCCGACAGTTGGGCGGCAAGCCTACGGTCCAGGTGCCGTTCTTCCCGGCGGGTTCCATGCTGATCACCAGCTTCAAGAACCTGTCCTACTATTGGCAGATCGGCACCGCCCGCCGCGCCATCCAGGACAACCCGGCGCTCGATCAGATCGATAACTTCGAGAGCATCAACGACGCCTTCATGGTCGAAGAGTACGGCAAGTGCGCCCTGCTCGAAGACATCCAGCTTGGTCCCAAGGCGTAAGCTTTGGGCCTTGGCCCGCCCTTTTCGCGCAGGAACGACAAATGACACCAGCACGTCAACACCGGGAGCGCATGGCCGCACTTGCCGCCACCGCCGCCGACCCGCAACTGGTCGCTTCCTCCGAAAAGGGCGGGCAGTTCATTCCCGCAAACATCGATCGTACCCCGGCGCAGATCTACCGAGAGCGTGCCGCCGCTACCGCGATCGTTTCCGCGCCGGTGGAAGCGGCGTCTCCGGCCGATCGCGTTGCAGCGCAGATCGTTTTGCGCCTCACCCACGATCTTCGTCGCCTGAAGGAAATCCGCCAGCGCGATCGGAAGGTCGCTGCCAAGCGCGAGATGCTGCCGGAATATGCCGCGTGGATCGAAGGACTGCTGGCTGCTGATGCCGGCGTCGGGACCGGCATCGCCGCCGAAGTCTTGCCCACGTACATGGTCTGGCTGATCGACGTGGGCTGCTATGCCGAGGCCCTCGACCTCGTCCCGTTCGTTCTGCGCCACGATGTCGCAATGCCCGCGCGCTACCAGCGCGATGCCCCGACCGTCATCATGGAAGAGATCGCCGACGCGGCCCTCGCTACGCAGAATGCCGGCAACGCCTTTCCGCTCGATATCCTCGAACACGTCGATGAACTCACCATCGGTCTCGACATCCACGACGAAGTCCGCGCCAAGCTTCTGAAGGCGATCGGCATCGAGCAGCTGCGCGCCGCCGAGGATCTTCCCGCTGACCAGGCCAAGGCATCGCTGGAAGCCACCCTCGCGACCCTGCGTACCGCTCAGGGTCACAACGACCGCATCGGCGTCAGGGACCGGATCAAGCGCGCCGAAAAGCTGCTGGCCGCCGTGCCAACGCCGGTTGCTGACACGAACACGGAACAGAGCGGCCCCGCACAGGCCGCCTAAGAAGCTCGCCCCCGGCGCTCAGGGGCGGATCGCGCGATGCGGGAGGCCTTCGGGCCATAGAGCCGCATCTCCCCGATCCTCACCCCTGTTAGCCGGTTGCGGAAAGGAACGATCGTCATGACCAGCTTCGTCGCCCTGCCAGGCGCCGCCGACGTTGCACAGCCGGCATCGCCCGAACGTCCGATCGTCAACGACGGCTTCTTCCCGGACATCGATCCCGCCGATGTGCGCGAAGCCGCACGCATCCCCACCAGCATCACCGCCGCACGCCTGCGCGCCGCGATCCTGGGCGCGATCATGACCGTGGAAATTGACGTGCGCGCCTATGCCGCCGCGTCGATCGCCGCCGGCCACGCGACCCTTGCCGCCGTCCCGGCGCCGCACTTGGACGGCCAAAGCGTACAACTGATCCGCTACCGCCGCGCCGTCGCGCTCTACGCCAAGGCCGAACTGGTCGAGCGCTACCGCGACTTCGATACCACCTCGGCGGGCGGCAACCAGGCCGACGAACTCACGCCCTCGATCGGCGAACTGCGCCGCGATGCCCAGCACGCCGTGCGCGATCTGGTTGGCCGAGGGCGGACCACGGTCGATCTGATCTGATGGCCGCCGCGCGCACTCTGACCGCCCAGCAAGGCGACATGCTCGATCTACTGCTCTGGCGCGATGCCGGCCTCGGGCCGGGCGAACTGACGCGCGTGCGCGATGCCAACCCCGGCCTTGCCGAACTCGAACCGATCCTTCCCCTGGGCACGAACGTCGTCGTGCCCGCGACCGACACCGCAGACGGCACCACCACGCGCGCCCTGCCGCTCATTCAACTTTGGAGCTGACCCATGGACCTGCGCACTTTCCTCCATGCTGCCGGCGAATGGGGCATCGAACTGCTCGGCTCGCTCACCCCGTCGCTGATCGGCGCCGCCGTTGCCCAGGCATGGAAGCCGGCGATGCCCTGGCGCCAGCGGATGCTGCAGTGGGTCGTGGGCTCGACCGTCAGCTACTACGCCACGCTCGCGATCATCGCCGTCACCGATTGGAACGGCTTCGTCGCCCAGTCGATCGCCTTCGGCATCGCCTTGCTGGCTTACGACGCCACGCCCCGCGTCGCCAAGGCCGCGATCGACGCCCTCACGAGCATCCCAGGCCGCCTCGCTGACCGCTTCCTCCCGAACAAGGACTGAATCATGACCGCTCGACAGATCGGCGCTGCCGGCGCCGCGCTCATCAAGACCTTCGAAAGCTGCAAGCTGACGGCCTACCGTTGCCCTGCCGGTGTTTGGACGATCGGCTACGGCTCGACCGGTCCCCACGTCAAACCCGGCATGACGATCTCACAGGATAAAGCGGAAAGCCTTTTCAAGGAGGATGTCGCCCGGTTCGAAGCGCGCGTGACGAAGGAAGCACCAGGCGCAACGCAGAACCAGTTCGACGCCATGGTCTCCTTCGCTTTCAACGTCGGCGAGGACGCCTTCCGCACCTCAACGCTGCTTCGTAAGCACAAGGCCGGCGACGTGGCGGGCGCCCGCGCCGAATTCGCCCGCTGGAACAAGGCCGATGGGAAGATCCAGAAGGGCCTGATCCGCAGGCGGGCCGCCGAAGCCGCCTTGTACGCGGCATGACGCTAGGCCTCAACCAGCTCGCCCTTGCCGGCGCGCTCGCCGCCTGCGTCGCCGGCATCGGCGGCTTCGCCTACGGAACCCGGATCGGCGCCGCCCAGGAACAGGCCGCGCAGAAACGCGCCGACGATGCCGCCGAGGAAACCCGCCAGAAGCTGCAACGCCAGATCGACGCCTCGGCGCAGCAACACCAGTCCGCCGAATATAGCCGCCAGGCCAACGTCCGGGAAATCCACCATGAAACCCAAAAGGTCATCGATCGCCCTGTCTATCGCAATGTCTGCGTCGATGCTGATGGCGTCGGCCTGCTCGACCGCGCCGCAGACGTCGCGAACGGGGCGCGTGTCAGCGGCGCTACTGGCGCCGCCGCCGGAACTGCCCAAAGTGCAGCGCGATAGCGCCGGCCAGATGACCGGTGCCCAAGCGTTGCCCAGCCTGACCGCGGTCTACGACGTCGCCGGCCAGATCCGCGCCGCCTATATCGAACTGCAAGCCGAAGTGCGCCTGGCGCTGGGGATTGACGATGCGCAAAGCCGATAGCCTGCGCGCCTGGCTCACCGCCTGCCTGCCCGCCGAATTCAAAGCAGACCCTGACCGCTTGCAGATCTATCTGGAAAGCGGCTCGATCTCGGCACGGCAATCGCACACCTTGTCATTCGTCTACGGTTACACGGTCAAGGCGCTGGTGACCGATTTCACCGGAAACCCGGATACGCTGATCGTCCCGATCCTGGCCTGGATCGAAAAGGAACAGCCGCAGCTACTGCGCCGGCAAGACAGCCAGCCCTTCACCTTCGAAGCCGAGATCCTCGACACCGAAAAGAGCGACATCGAGATCTCGATCGACCTGACCGAAAACGTCGTCGTCAAGCTTCGGGGCGACGGCAAGGGCTATGACCTTGAGCATCCGCCCGAACCCGACTTCACCGATGCTTTCGCGGGCGTATCCGCAACCTTCACCGATGCCTTTGCGGGCGACGGACCATTGCTGCTGAGTGAGGGCAGTTGATGGATGATCTCGCCGATCTGGAGCGCATTGCCGGCGCCATGTTGCGCAACCTGTCCAACGGCCAACGACGCATCGTCATGCGCAAGATGGCGCGCGACTTGGCCAACAGCCAGCGCCGCCGCATTGCCTCACAGCGTCAGCCTGACGGCTCGTCTTTCGCGCCGCGCAAGCCAAAGACTCCACCGATCTCCGGCCGTGGCGCTGCATGCTTCCTCTATCCGTCCGGTGGCGGCGGCGAACCACGCAAAGTCATCATGAAGAGCTTCACCTGGGGCACCGGGTCGATGATGATCGGCTACGACATCGAGGCTGGCGCGATCCGCTCTTTCGACCGCGACAAGATCGTGAAGTGGCTGCCGGTCCCGGAAGAACATCGCAATCGCGGCGGCGGTCGCTTGCGTCGTCGCGGCGGCCTGCGCCGACGGGCAATGTTCCGTCGCTTGTCGTCAGCCCGATTCCTCAGGAGCGGCATAGACGATCAAGGCTTCTGGGTCGGTTTCACCGGCAAGGTCTCGCAGATCGCCGATGTCCACCAGCGCGGCTTGCGCGATCGGCCGTCCCTGCGCGCCAAAGCCGTGTCTTACCCGAAACGCGAGTTGCTAGGAGACACGCCCGCCGACCGTGGATTACTACTCGATACCCTTTATAGTCACCTTGCAGCCGGCGTGTGACTAATCATCAAAGTCCGATTTCAAAAATCGATGTAGCTGCTGCGAGGGTTCGGCCAGTGCTTACGTAGATCGTGCTCTATCCGGCTAACCCAAGCCGTATCGGCGGCCGCAGCCTGGCCAGAATAGCCATTGCCTTGATCCCACGTCTCGAAACGGAACGCCAGTCCGTCGATATTTTCCGCTCCTACTTCGTCGGAAAGAAATGCAATCCCGTTCAATGTGACGCGTAGCTGGCGAAGTTGGCTGTCGTCTTTCGACGCAATTAGGTCCGCAACGTCCTGAGTGGTGTAAGGCTTAGTTAGATCAAGCATCCAATGCTCCTCGATAGGGCGAACGGCGATATGGGAAGCCTTTGCCGGATTGCGATCATGATTTGTCCATTTGGACAGCCGCCCAGCCAAATGCCGGGGGATGGCGCGTGTAGGGCACCCCGCCCGACATGGCCGGCATGGCCGATCCCACCTTCACTGCTGTCGATCTCTCGCGTCTGCCCGCGCCCGATCTCATTGAGGCGTTGGATTTCGAGACGATCCTGGCTGACGCTGTCGCGTACTTCAAAGCCGAGATGGCGAAGGTTGGCGTCACCTTCGAAAACCGCGATAGCGACCCGGCTACCAAGCTCCTGCAGACGTTTTCCTACCTGGCGCAATTGCTGCGCCAGCGCGTCAACGATGCCGCCCGTGGTGTCATGCCAGCCTATGCCGTCAATGGCGATCTCGACAATATCGCCGCGCTCTTCGGCGTCATGCGCAAAACCATCGTCGCAGCGGACCCTGCCCTGGGCACCGCCGCCGTTATGGAAAGCGACACGGAATTCCGGCGCCGCATGGTGCTTGCACCCGAAGGCTATTCGGTTGCCGGCCCCGAAGGTGCCTATCTGTTCCATGCTTTGTCCGCAGATGCCGAAGTGCTCGATGCGACGGCGACCAGTCCCGAACCGGGCCACGTTGTCGTGTCGCTACTGTCCCGCGAAGGCAACGGTGCCGCCTCTGCCCGCCTGATTGGAGTGGTGCAGGCATACCTTGCTGCCGACACCCGCCGACCACTGACGGACTTTGTCACCACCCAGTCGGCTGAAATCGTCCAATACGCCGTCGATTACGACTATACCACCTACAGCGGCCCCGATCAGACCCTTGTTGGCGCTTCGTCGCAAGCAGCCGTCGAAGCCTACGTCGCCGAGAGCCACCGCATCGGCCGGGACATCACCCGCTCGGCACTGTTCGCGGCTGCGCATGTCGAGGGCATGCAGAACGTCGTCCTCCGCTCACCGCCTGCAGACATCCCAATCAGTCGCACGCAGGCGCCCTATTGCACGGGCGTCACGGCGCGAGCGGCAGGCCTGGGCGAGTGACGTACCCCTCTATCCTTCCACCGGCCTCCACGGGGCTGGAAAAGGCGCTTGAGCAAGTCGCGGCCAGACTGGTCGACATGCCCGCGCCGATCCGCACGGTTTGGTCCGCGATGGATTGCCCGGTCGGCCACTTGCCTTGGCTGGCCTGGGGCCTCGCGATCAGTCACTGGAAGACGCACTGGACGGTTGAATACAAGCGCGCGGCCATCGCCGACGCGATCCCCTACCATCGTAGGAAGGGTACCCGCAAAGCGGTCGAGGAAGTCCTCGCGCGCTACCACCCGTCGTTCAAGATCGTCGAGTGGCATGAGGCCAATCCGCCCCGTGCGCCATACACTTTCGAAGTCCGCGCCCCGGCCGCCGAGATACCGACCAGCTTCCTGACAGCGGCGCTGGCCGAAGAGATAATCGCGGACGTAGCGATCGCCAAACCCGCCCGCGCGCACTTCGATTTCGTCCAGACGCTCGAGGTGCAGGGCCGCTTGTTCATGGCAGCCGGCGGTCTCGCCGGCTCGATGCATCGCGCTGATTACACCGTCAGCCATGACACGAGCCGCGACTGGAACGCGCTGCTGCTGACCGATCTCGGCGAACCAATCCGTACCGATGACGGCGCTTCCTACGTGGAGATGAACTGAGATGGCATCGCTCGCCCTTAAACTCACGGACGCCGGCCTTGCCTCCGTGCAGGGTGCATCCGGCTCTGATGCGGTAGTGATCGCAGAGCTTGGCTTGACCGCAAGCCCCTTCGAATACGCGCCGACACTCACCGGCCTGCCGGGCGAGTTCAAGCGTCTGGCGGTAACCTCGGGCATCGCTGCCTCGCCCACCGTGACCCACCTGACCGTCTACGACACATCGGCTGATGCCTGGTCGGCCAACGGGCTTGGCCTGTTCCTGTCGGATGGCACGCTATTTGCCGTCTACTCGGATGCTGCGCCGTTCCTCAACAAGTCCGGCTTGGCCTTTGCTTTGCTGGCGTTTGATATCTCGTTTGAGGCGGACCTTGCAGGCAATATCGCTTACGGCGATGCGACTTTCGCATATCCGCCTGCTACCGAACAAATGCGCGGCATCGCCGAAATCGCCACCCAGCAGGAAGTCGATGATGGCGCCGATGATGCCCGCTTCGTAACCCCCAAGAAGCTCTGGCAACGCCTGCAATCGATCATCCAATCCGTGACGGACGAGGTCGCTGCGAGAGTGAACGCAGTAACCCTGCTCTGGGCCGGGATTGCCAACGAGGCCGCCGCACGATCGAGTGGCGACGATGCGCTCAGCGGACGGATCGACATTGAGGCCGCTACGCGTTCGGCGGCAGACGTCGCGCTGGGCGGCAGGATCGATGCCGAAATCCAAGTGCGCAAGGGCGCGGACGATGGCCTGCAGGGGCAGGTCGATACTCTTCGTGGCCGTACCGTCACCGGCGACGGCCTGGTGTCCGGCGGCGGTGACTTGTCCGACAACCGCAAGCTGAAGGTAACCGAGGCCGATCCCGAAGACATCACGGCAGGCACGTCCGGCGACAAGGTTGTCACTCCGCGACGCCTCGGCCCTATCGCCATGCTGCTGGAGCAGAACGGCTTCATCCGGTTCTTCGGCTTCCAGCTTGCCTGGGGGCGCTTTACCGCCACCGGCAATGCATCGACCGCTGTATCGTTTGTGCAGCCTTTCCCGACTGCCTGTTTCGCAGTGTCGGGCGGTGGTTCGACCGGCGGCAGCGATGCCCAGGATAACTGGCCTCAGATCGAAACCGCGTCGATCTCTCGGACCGGCTTTACGGCCCAATCGGCGGCGGATGGCAACGTCGCGTGCAGCTACATCGCAGTGGGACGCTGACTATGGCGAAACTTTCCCAACTCGGCATTCCTCAGGCAGGGACCATTGCCGAACGCGAAGCGATCCCCATTGGCCTGCGCAAGCGTGGGCTGCGCTTCCTAGCGACCGATATCACCCCATGGCGCGAATTTGAGTGGCGCCTAGCCGGCGATCCTAGCGGGGCGCGGGGCGACGGCGCGTCACTTGCGAATGCCAATTGGGTTGGTCTGTTCACGGCGGCCGAAGAAAAGAACCTGGGCATTGGCTTCTTCGGCACGTTGCCGGCAGCGAACGTCGAAGGGCTGCAAACGTCGAACGCCGCGATCGACAGCATCGCCTCGATCAAGATTTCCGACTTCCGCGCTGTGGCCTTGTCGTCCGATGCCAGCGCCAAGGTGGAACTTTCCGCCCGTATTCGCGGGGTAAAGCCCGACAGCATGACGGTGGCGTGGGGCGGATATTCCATCCCGATCGACACGCTTCCTTTCTCGCCGCCGGACTGGGCAGCGACGAAGCCGCTGTTCGTCATCGGCAACAGCCTGAGCGACAGCTCCGAGGTGACGACGCGGTGGTCGCAGCTGCTCGCGCTGCAGCTGGGCGTCTCGCTTTACAGCGTTGCTCGCTATTCGTCCGACGCGCGCCAGGTCTTCCGCTGCGGCGCCAAGCCGATCTATCTGACGCTCCTCAACAACTTCCTGCGTGCTGCCGGCGCGGCACAAGGGATCACGGCGATCAACGGCTCTGCACCGAACGCCGATGCTGCCGAAAGCCCGCAATCGTTCCTCAACGAGGCCCCCGGTGCCACGGGGACGGCAAATTGCAGCATGGCCGGCACCATCATTGATGGCGCCAACACGCGTCGGGTCACCGTCTCCATCCCCAACGGTGGCAGCACGGACTACAGCATTGCTCAGGATGCTGGCGGGACCGCACTGAATCTTAGCGGTCCCGTCCTGTTCGTGCCGGATATCGCGGCGCAGCTCGCCACCTCTGACTTGGTGATCTGGCTAGGCAACAACTACGGCTTTAGCGGCGTTCCGAACAGCTACGGCGATTATACCAACCCGCAACTGTGGGTGGATTTGGCGGCCATCGTTGCCAAGTCCGCCGGCAACCGCGTGATGATCATCCCGATCATCCCCAGTGCAGACTGGGCACCCGGCAGCCAAGCCATGCTGGCCTATCAAGCGGCGAACGCGCGTACCAAAAGCTTGTATCCTTCGTACTGGCTTCTCGACACGACCGGTCGCGACCTCATCCAGCGGCTGCAGGCATCGGGCGATGGCTCTACCGAAGACAATGACGACATCGCCAAGGGCTGGACACCGCGCAGTCTGCGGCGTCGGGCGGATGGTTCCTACGACGCTCTGCACCTTAACGCCGCCGGCGATGCTGTGGTCAAGGCGTTCATGGTCGAGGCGCGCGCCCGTCAAACTCTTCCGCCCGCGCTCACTTTGGGCACGACGGTTACGCTGAAGGCGAGCGGGACCAACCCGCGCACCAGCGTTGCGATCACGTCCGAGCCCGCCGCTACGAAGGTAGAACTTGATCGCGGGCCGGTCGGCCAGGCCGTGAAGGCATCCGCCGCATCAAGCAGCCTGAATATCTGGAAGGATGCGCTGTTCCGGGCGTTGTACGACGCATATCCCGCCGGCTATCCAGCGGGCAATGCCGCTATGGCGCTGGATGGCAGCACCAAAGTGGCCAGCACTGCGGCGCTGACCTGGGACCAGACCGCATCGCCGTATGGCAACCCGGCGATCGTATGTGCGGGCACGAGCGGCCTGGACCTGTATCACTACACGTCTGACGGCATGATCAAGGCCGGGGATGACTTCAGCTTCCGGGTCGGTGTCATCGTGCCGATCGGCACCACTATCCGCTTCGCCGAGTACGTTCGCCAGGGGTTTGGCGGCACCATTCTGGCGTCCAAAGCCCTCACCGATGGCACGATGGATGTGGTCGGAACCGGTGCTTACACCGAGTTCGCTGTCCCCTATTTGACTGGTGCTACCGGCGGCACGGCCATTTTGTTGCGAGCGACCCGCTTGAGCGGTGCCGGATCGTTCACCGTCTGCGGGATCTCCCTGCAGCGGGGCCAGATCGCGCACCCCATGTCCGAGGATCGCGGTTCCGGGTACGTCGCGCGCAAAGCTCTCGCGCTTGCCACGTCGGCCAGTACCACCGCGATCGCCAATGCCACCCTGCTGGCGTCGCTGCTGGTGCCCAAAAAGAACCTGTTTAATGCGGCGGTCGCCACGACGGGGTACTTCATCAATTACAGCAACGGCGTTCCGACCGCGAACGCCAGTTACTATGCGTCGGACTTCATCCCTGTCACGGCGGGGCTGACCTATGCCTTCAGCGACCTGCGCCAGATCGCATGGTACGATGCGAACAAAGCCTATCTGTCGGGTTTCAACGGGCCAGCGACTGTGGGCACGCAAGTTGCGCCTGTGAACGCGGCTTACCTTCGCTGCAGCGTTAACACCTCTGCTTACGCGACATTCCAAGTAGAGGCGAATTCTTCCACAACGGCGTACGAAGCCTACAAGTTGGCCCTCAGCACTGCCTACTTGCCGACGCTCAGCGGGGGGATGTTCGCGGAAGGCAGCATTGCTGGCAGCAAGATCGCCGGCGGGCTGACCATCGATCAGATGGCCTTCGCTGTGAAATCGAAGAACCTGTTCAACATCAACGATGCCGGCAACGTGCTGGGCAGTTACGTCCAGTACACCAATGGCACGATTGCCGCGAACGCGACTTACAACGCCACGCACTTCATCGCGGTCACGCCTGGCACCACCTATACTGTCAGCTATTCCCACCAGCGCGCCTTTTACGATGGTAGCAAGACCTACGTCAGCGGCACCAATTCCGGGAACTCGGCCACGTTCGCCGTGCCTGCCGGGTGCTACTTTGTGCGCCTTACGGTCAATGTCGCGTCTTGGTCGAGCTTCCAGATGGAGGTTGGCAGCACGGCAACTTCGTTGGCCGCTTACGGCACCACGATCGATCCCAGCGTGTTGCCCGCCAACATCGCCGCGATCGGCACGCGCGTCGATAAGGCGCTGACGATCGATGGCGCGCTGCTGGTCAATCCCTTGCAGCCTGAGTTCCTACGCCATTTCCGCTACCGGTTGACCAAGCTGTCGCTCCCTACGCCAGAAGCGACGCTCCTGAGCTGCGTCGCTGGCGGCGATAGCTGGACGCATAACACGTCGCGCTGGATCGGCCCCTACACCGACAAGATGGTCGCCCGGTTCGGCGATGGCGGCATGGGCTTCACGAGCTTCGGCTTCCTGCAAAGCGGCAACGTCGCGCCGTGGACCAGTGGCAACCAGCCCACGTACCTGAACGGCAACGCTCGACCGGCCAAGTACCCATGCCGGATCTACGGCAACGTCGTCGGCACCTATTACACCGGTGCCGGACCGGACATCAGCATGGCGACGTTCACGGCCGCAGGCGATGCCGCGGAGATCACGTTCCCGGCGGGCCACCCTAACTCGGTCGCGCGATTGCTCTATATGGCGACGGCGGAAGCACAGGCCCGCTATACCGTCGATGGTGGCGCCAACTGGACCGCGCTGGATCTCAGCGTTGGTACGGCCGGCATTCTGGGAACTGCCTCCATCGCGGTTCCTGCTGGCGCCGGCATACTGCGCGTCGAATGGGTCGCGGGCACCTGCCTGATGAGCGGGGTCTTCGCGCGCGGCACGTCCGGCTTCCTGATGAGCAAGATCGCTTCCACCGGATCACGCGTCAGCCAGTTCTCAGGCGCGGCCGCCACAAGCTGGGAGAATGGCTTCGCCGCCCTGGAACCGCATGCGTTGATATATATGGATGGCACCAACTCGCAGGGCGCGAGCATGTCGGGTGCCGCTTGGGGCAGCGCCGTGCAGACATTCTTCACGCGGGCCAGAGCCAAGGTGCCCGGCATCGATCTGTTGCTGGCAGTACCGCCGGAAAATCAGCGCACCACGAACACCGTGGCGATGTCGGCCTACGACACGGAAGGTCGCCGGCTGAGCGTGACGATGCGGTTTTGCTACCACGGCATGCAGGGGGTGTTCGGCGATCCGACCAACCCCTTGGAGTACGGAGCGACAGGCGCTCTCGCGCTGATGGTGAGCGACCTTATCCACGCCGACCAAGCAACCGGCGGTCGATCGCTGGTGTCGGAATTTTACTGCACCACCACCCGAGGGCTTTGATCAGATGGAAGATGAAGCGCCGCCGACCGCTGCCGTGGCAACCAAGAACGCAGGTGATGCAGTACGTTACCGCGTCCTGCAAAACCCGATCAGCGCCCCCGACCAGGATTACGTCGCCGACGCGCTTGTCCTCGAGGATCACGCTCTGGGCATGCTCACGCTTGTCGTGACCCCAAAGCGTAGCGACCCGTTCCAGATCGGCCCCGTGCCCCACATCATCGACGCCGATCCTTCGACCAGCCATTTTTATTACTGGGAGGAAATCAGTGAGTGACGAAAACCCTTTCATCACGTTCGTTGTCGGTGCCGATCAGCCCAACAAGGAAGTATATCTGCCGGCGCTGGCCGAGCGCTACGCAGCTACGCGCACGCTCGATGCCTGGGCCGGAACGCCGTCATTGGAGCCAGGCGATCTCGTTCTGGTCGAGACAATGCCACAGGACATCGAAACAATTGGCGCCAATGTAATCCTGCTACCGCCGGTATCGCCTGGCGAACCCCAGCGCGGCGTCATGTTCCAGAAGGTATCTCTAGAAGACGCGCTCGCCGCTGTCGGCCTGGATTGACTTAAGCCGGCCATCCGCCAACCCATTCCCCCTCTACGGAAGGGGGCTTCGGATGTCCCCACATCCCAAAGCCAGCGAGCCTGCACTCGCACTCTGACGGGCACAGCGCCTGTCCCATCGAGTACCCTTCCGCGCTCAGGCGCGGGAGGGGCATCTTGCAGGAAATCCTACATGTCTACCGCTTTTGTTCCCGTTGCTCCCATCTCGCCTGCCGCTGGCTACATCGGCGGCAAGCGCAACTTGTCGAAGCGCATCTGCGCCATCATCGATCGCACCCCGCACACCAGTTATGCAGAACCGTTCGTCGGCATGGGCGGCATCTTCCTGCGCCGCACCCGCCGGCCACGCGCCGAGGCGATCAACGATATCTCCGGCGACGTCGTCACCTTGTTCCGCTGCCTGGCCGAGCACTACCCCTACGTTGTCGATCAACTGCGCTTCCGCGTCACGAGCCGCGCCGAGTTCCAGCGCTTGCTAGGCCAAGATCCCGATCGCCTGACCGATCTGCAGCGCGCCGTCCGCTTTCTCTACCTCCAGCGCCTGGCGTTCGGCGGCAAGGTGAATGGCCGCAACTTTGGCGTGGACGCGGCGGCACCGGCCCGCTTCGATGTCAGCAAGATCGAGCCGATGCTGGCCGACATCCACGATCGCTTGCAGTCCGTCGTCATCGAGCGCTTGCCCTATGCCGACTTCATCCGACGCTACGATCGCGAGGGCGCACTGTTTTACCTCGATCCGCCGTACTGGGCGTGCGAGACCGACTACGGCCCCGGCGTATTCGATCGTGACGACTTCGCCGCGCTGGCGACGCAGCTGGCGGGGATCAAGGGCAAGTTCTTGATGTCGCTAAACGACAATGGCGATGTCCGCTCCACCTTTGAAGGCTTCGTCATCACGCCGATCACCACGACGTATACCGTAGGCGCCAGGGCCACTCAGGCCAGCGAAGTCCTGATCAGCAACTTCGCGCTACCATGCGCCGATAGCTCTCGCCACAACATCTCTGCGGACAACGACCTCTAGCACCTTGCCCATGTTAATTTTGTATGCCACGCCCGTGGTCGCAGAAATTAACATGGGTGGCGAGATGCATCAGTATGTTGAGCAGATTATCTGGCAGATCGACGATGCGCCAGCAAAACTGAAAAGCATGGACTTGGAGCGCGACAAGCTGATACGCGCTGCCGCTGTAGCGATCGGGCAAGCAAACAATGTAACCCGAAATTTTGCATCGAACGCGTGGGGAACATTCGCTCACCACCATGGGCTGGCAGAACTTCGTAATCAGTTCGTTGGCCCGAAGTGGAAGATCGATCGCTCCGAGGGCATTGAATCGATAATCAACGACGTCAAGATGCTCAAGGTCACCTTTCAGAACGTTGATGTCGCGATGGGGGTCAACGATCCGAAGCCAAGGTCGCCTAAAGGGGCGGGCGCCGAACGTGCATGCGAAGGCAATTTGGCCCCCCTCTTCCCTGACGCACCGATATATGTGCCTGTCGTCTCCGACATATACGAGCTGTGGTCTCTAATGGTTGACGAAACCGGCAACCTCGAATTATCGCGGCCCGTGGTTCAAGACAAAACGTTTTCCATTTGTCGAGAGCGCATTTTGATCGCGACAGCAGATGATTGGATGGGCAGCGACCCCGCCCCGAGCAGCGGCACCGACGATGTCGCGGATGACTTCGATGTAAATGTCAGCCTCAAGCGGAAAATTTAGGTAAACTCATGTTCAATCCCAACAGACTGAGCCTCGCCAGAAAACGGCGGCGGTTGACCGGGAAAGGACTCTCCGAGATTTGCGGCCTGACTCCTGTTACAATTTCACGCCTGGAAAAAGGCTTGAATGAACCAGAACCAGAATCTCTAGAGAAGCTTGCACAGGCACTGCGCTATCCGGTCGAATTCTTTTTTGGTGATGACGTTGAGCAGATACCTGCTGAGGCAGTTAGTTTTCGCAGCCTCAAAAAGATGAGCGCGAAGGAACGGGAAGCTGCCATTGCCGCCGGAGGGCTTGGCCTTCTTGTTTCAGACTGGGTCGATGAACGTTTCAATCTCCCAAAGGTTGATTTCCCTGTTCTGGATCATATCGATGCCGAAGTGGCGGCTATCGAAACTCGCCAGTACTGGGCGTTGGGTGAGAAGCCTATTGGCAACATGATTAAATTAATGGAGTCCAAAGGAATTAGAGTTTTCTCACTCACTGAAAGAACGGCTCATGTTGACGCATATTCTTTCTGGAGGGACGAAATACCCTTTTCGTTCCTCAATAACTTTAAGACGCCTGAACACAGTATTTTTGATTGCTGCCATGAGCTTGGGCATCTGATACTCCACCGGCATCAAGGCCCAAAGCATCATCGGGGAGCGGAGTACGAAGCAAATAAATTTGCGTCTGCGTTTCTTATGCCGAGAAACGATGTGATCGCTCATATGCCCCGGTTTGTAACCGTGAATGACATTCTAAATAAAAAGTCTCGCTGGAGAGTTTCAGCAATGGCATTGGCCTATAGGTTGCGGGATATTGATATCATTTCAGATTGGCAGTATAGGTCAATTTGTATTGACCTATCCCAGCGGGGATATCGCAAGGGTGAACCTTCTGGGGTTGAGAGAGAAACGTCGGTTCTTTGGAAAAAAGTTCTTCACCAGCTCTGGTCTGAACGCCTTACAAAAGAGGATATTGCGGCTAGCGTCGGAATACCGTTCGATGAACTAGAGAGTTTACTGTTTGGTATTACTCAATCGCAAAACCTGGAACCTCGAGCGGTAGAATCCAGAGGTTTACGCCTAGTCTCATAATATTTCGGTTGTCGTGCCGGTTTGCCCCGCACCCCCGCATTTGGACAGCCGCCCAGCCAAATGCACCCCCGCGAAAGCCGCTGACACTCGCGCCATGGTCGCCCCATGGCGCGAAGTTCCGATCCTGAACAGCTAACCGGCGAAGTCATCCAGCTGGGCACCGTTGCGTCCGTGGACCACGGCGCGGCGACCTGCACCGTTGAGATCGGCGATCTCGTCACCGGCGATCTGCCGTGGCTTGCCGCCCGCGCCGGCAACGTGCGGATCTGGTCGTCGCCCTCAATCGGCGAACAATGCGCGGTCCTGTGCCCCGAAGGCGATCTCGCCAACGGCCTGGTCCTTCTGGGCGTCTGGTCGGACGCGAACCCGGCGCCGTCCGACGATCCTAACGTCGTCCTCATCGAATTTCCCGACGGCGCGGTGCTGTCCTACAACCACGCCACCCACGCGCTTTCCGCCGTGCTGCCCGCTGGCGGCACCGGCACGATCGACGCGCCCGGCGGCCTAACCATCAACGGTCCCGTCACGATCAACGATGATGTGTTCCTTAAGGGCACGCTCACCGCCTCCGAAGACGTCATCGCCGCCAGCATCAGCCTCAAAGGCCACAAGCACAGCAACGTCCAGGCCGGCGCCGCGCAAAGCGGCAGCCCCGTCTGATGGCCGGCATGTCCCGCACCACCGGCGCCGTTCTCGATGGCGTCGATCACATCGCCCAGTCCGTGCGCGATATCCTCGGCACGCGCAAAGGCTCGCGCCCTGGCCGCCGCGAATACGGCTCCGACGTGCCCGACCTGCTCGATCAGCCCCTCAACGGCAAGACGGTCCTCAAGATTTACGCCGCCACCGCGCTGGCGCTGTCCCGCTGGGAAGATCGCATCCGCGTAAAGCGCGTCAGCTTCGCGGTCGGCGACACCCAAGGCTCGGGCACCATCACCACCGAGGCGGTCCGCACCGACACCGCCACGTCCACCAGCACCACGATCGTCACTTCTCTCTAGCCGCAAGGACTGCCTCATGGCCTTCAAGCATGGAATCACCGTTACCGAGGTCAGCGCCGGCAGCCGCACGCTGACGGCTGTCTCCACCGCCGTCATCGGCCTGGTTGCCACCGGGGATGATGCCGATGCCGCCAGCTTCCCGCTGGATAAGCCGGTGCTGATCTCGGACATCGAAACCGCGATCGGCAAGGCCGGCGTCACCGGCACGCTCGCCAAATCGCTGCGCGCCATCGCCGACCACACCCGCCCGGTCCTGGTGGTCGTGCGCGTGGGCGAAGGCGCGGACGACGCCGCCACGGCCAGCAACGTCATCGGCACCACCACTGCCGAAGGGCAAAAGACCGGAATGCAGGCCCTGCTCGATGCCAAGGCTCTGCTCGGCGTGAAGCCCAAGATCCTCGGCGCACCCGGCATCGAAACCCAGGCCGTCACTGCCGCGATGCTCGTGATCGCGCAGAAGCTGCGTGCCTTCGTCTATGCCCGTGCGGTCGGCACCACGCTGGAAGCACGTCGGCTCTATCGCGCCAATTTCTCGGGCCGCGAACTGATGCTGCTAACCCCGGATCTGCTGGCTTGGGACACGACGTTGTCGGCCAATGCCGAAAGCTACGCCGTTGCCCGCGCCATGGGCCTGCGCGCCCTGATCGACGAGGAGACCGGCCCGCATAAGACGCTTTCGAACGTCGCCATCAAGGGCGTCGTCGGCGTCACCGAACCCTTGCGTTGGGACATTGAGGATCAGACCACCGAGGCCGCGCTCCTCAATGCCAAAGAAATCACCGCGGTCGTTCGCACCGATGATGGTTTTCGCTTCTGGGGCAACCGCACCACCGCAGAGGCGAACAGCGACTTCGTCTTCGAAAGCACCGTGCGCGTTGCGCAGTTGCTCACCGAAACCATCGTCCAGGGCATGCAGTGGGCCATCGATAAGCCGCTGACCCCGGCACTGGCCAAAGACATCATCGAGACCATCAACGGCTTCTTCCGCCAGTTGAAAGCGTCCGGCGTGATCCTCGGCGCCAACGCCTGGTACGAAGAGGCCAACAACGACACCGCCAGCCTCAAGGCCGGCAAGCTGCGCATCGACTACGATTACACCGTGCCGCCGCCGCTCGAAGACTTGGGCTTCAACCAGCGCATTACGGACAGCTACTTCGCGGACTTCGCGAGCCAGCTCGCCGAAGCGGCCTGACCGGCGCGCTCCCCCACCACTTCACCGAACATAGGAGCCCGCCATGGGAATGCTTCGCACCCTTAAAGACATGATGATGTTCAACGAAGGCCTGGCCTACCGGGGGGAGGCCAAGTCCGTTTCGCTGCCCACGCTCTCGCGCAAGATGGAAGGCACTCGGGCTGCCGGCATGAGCGGCGAACTGCAGATGGACATGGGAATGGAAGCTATGGAGCTTTCGTTCACTTGCACCGGCCCCATGCGCCAGGTTCTGCGCCAGTGGGGCACGACCACCGTGGACGGCATCTACATCCGCTTCGCCGGCAACTACCAGTCCGACGATACCGCCGAAATAGACACCGTCGAAGTGATCGTGCGCGGTCGCTTCAAGGAGATCGAGATGGGCGATCAGGAAGTCGGCGAAGCCAGCGAGTTCAAGACCACCATGGCGGTGGCCTACTTCAAGCTGGTCTGGAACGGTCGCACCGAGATCGAGATCGATCCGCTCAACATGATCGAAATCGTCGATGGCGTCGATCTGCTGGCCGAACGCCGCAACGCCCTCGGCCTCTTCTGATCCCTCTGGCCCGGCTTCGCGCCGGGCCGCCCCTTCCCATTCCTGAAATTCGGAGAACACCGTGTCTGAAGCCAACACCCCCGCACTGCGGACCGTCACCCTCGATTACCCCATCACCCGTGGCGAACAGACCATCACCGTCGTCCAAGTGCGCAAGCCGGCATCCGGCGAATTGCGCGATCTCTCGATGTCGGCACTCCTCAACCTCGATTACAACGCGCTGGAAAAGCTCCTTCCGCGCATCACGATGCCGCTGCTGTCGAAGAACGACATCTCCACGCTGCTCGACCCCGCCGATCTGACCCAGATGGCGACCGAGGTCATGGATTTTTTGCTGCCGAAGGGCGCGAAGGCGGCGCTCTCCCCCAACGCGTAGAAGACGCGATGGCGGACGTGGCGGTGGTCTTTCACTGGCCGCCCGCCGCCATGGAGGGAATGTCCCTTGCCGAATTGATGGGCTGGCGTGAGCGCGCGGCGAAGCGCTCGCATTCCCCCGACGCCAATGGAAATCGCGGGAACCGCTGATGTCTGACAGGAACCTTAGAATTCGCGTGCTCATGGAGGGCGCCGATCGCCTCACCCGGCCGATGCGCGATGCCGCCGCAGGTTCCACGCGCCTGGCGCAAAGCCTTCGCGCCACCCGTGACCAATTGAAGGGACTGCAGCGCGCCCAAGCGGACATCGGGCAGTTCCGCGAACTGCGCAGCGGAACCCGCGATCTCGAACGCCGGATGGCCGAAGCCCAGGCGCGTACCACGCAGTTGGGCCGCGCCATCGCCCAAACCAACAATCCCACCAAGGCGATGCGCCGGGAATTCGAACAGGCCCGCCGCGAATCGGAACGCCTGAACAACGAGCATCGCCAGCAGTCCACGCGCCTTCAGGAACTGCGCGGGCGCTTGTCGGCTGCCGGCGTGTCCACGCGCGACCTGGTTGCCGGCGAACGCCGCCTGCGCGATCAGATCCGCCAGACCTCGGAAAGCCTGCGCGAACAGGACCGCCGCCTGCAGGAAGTGACCGAGCGGTCACGCCGCTTCGCCGATGCCCGCAGCCGCTTCTCGAGCGTCCAGAGCACCGCGACTGGCCTTGCCGCTGGCGGAGCGGCGGCGATCGGCACCGGCATCACCATCGCCCGACCGCTGGAAGGCGCCGCCGAAGAGGCGATGCAGTTCGAATCATCGATGACGGACATCAACCAGAAGGTCGCGCAGGCGCGCGATGCTGGTCGTTCGATGGGGCTCGAAATGCGCAAGGCGGCGCTGACGGTCAACCAGATGCCGGCGGATCTGCAGAAGGGCGTCGATACCCTGACCGGCTTCGGCCTGGGCGCGCGCGACGCCGTCAACATGATGACGCCGATCGGTCGCGCCGCCACCGCCTACAAGGCGGAGATTGATGATCTCGGCAAGGCCACGTTCGCCGCGCATGATAACCTGAAGGTCGGCATCGATCAGACCGGCAAGTCACTCGATGTCATGGCCGCAGCCGGCAAGCGTGGCGCCTTCGAAGTCAAGGATATGGCGCAGTACTTCCCGGCGCTGACGGCCAGCATGCAGAGCCTGGGCGGCAAAGGCGTGCCCGCTGTCGCAGACTTGGCGGCAGCGCTGCAGATTACCCGCAAGGGCGCAGGCGATGCCTCCAGCGCCGCCAACAATCTCCAGAACCTGCTGTCAAAGATCAACGCGGAAGATACCACGAAGAACTTCGCGCAATTCGGCATCGATCTGCCCAAGGCGATGAAGAAGGCCGCCGCCGAAAGCCGCAGTCCGATTGAAGAAATCGTCCGCCTGACCCAGCAAGCCACCGGCGGCGACCAGTCGAAGCTGGCCAGCCTGTTCGGGGACATGCAGGTCCAGCAAGCGCTGCGCCCGCTGATGTCGGCTTTCGCGGAATACCAATCGATCCGCAGCGAAGCGCTCGCTGCCAATGGCACCGTGAACACCGACTTCGCTGACCGCATGAACGACACTGCGGAGAAGGTGAAACACGCCAAAATCCAAGCCAAAGACTTGGCGATCACGGTCGGCAATCAGCTATTGCCCGTCATCGCCTCTGGGTCTGAATTCGTGTCACGATGGGGCAGCAGACTGGCCGCAGTCGCGCAGCGGCACCCGCAGCTCACCCGCGCGGTGGCGGTGGGCACGGCAGCATTCGCAGCCCTCTTCCTTGTTCTAGGTGCTGGCGCGATCGTTCTTGCCGGCATAGTGGCGCCGATCGCCGTGCTCTCCGCCGCTGCCACCGCACTTGGAATTGGTATGCTGCCTTTGATTGGCATCGTTGCCGGCGTCGTGGCGGCAGTGGCGCTCTTGGCTGCCGGGGCTTATCTCATCTATGCCAACTGGGGCGCCATCTCCGGTTGGTTTGGGGCCTTGTGGGAAACCATCAAGGCGAAGTGCAGCAATGCGCTGTCCGTCATTATCCAGGGCTTCCTCAACTTCACCCCGCTTGGCTTACTGCTGCGCGCGTTCACGCCGGCGCTTTCGTACCTGCGCTCGCTGGATTTCGCCACGATTGGCAGAAACCTGATCCAAGGCCTCATCAACGGCGTCACTGGCATGTTGGGTGCCCTGAAATCGACGATCGTCAGCACGGCCAGTTCGGTCGCGAACTGGTTCAAGGAAAAGCTCGGCATCCACTCGCCTTCGCGCGTGTTCATGGGGCTTGGTGGCTACGTGATGGCCGGCCTCGACCAGGGCCTGGCGCAAAACGCCTCCGGGCCGCTCTCCCGGATCACCGAACTATCGGGCCAGATGACGCGCGCCCTAGTGGCCGGCACCGGCGTCGGTGCCATCGCCGCCGCATCGCCCGCAGCCGCGCAACCGGCAGGCCCGCCCGGCGCCGGATCGGCAGGAGCCGGGAACCACTACAGCATCAGCATCAAGGTCGAAGGCGGCGCCGCAGCGCAGGACATCGCCGATGCCGTGCGCAAAGCCATCGAACAGATCGAGCGCGATAGTCGCGGGCGCGCCTTCGATGACGGCAGCGGTTAAGAGGAAACGTCATGCACCTGATGGCTCTTGGCATGTACCTCTTCGAAATGGGCACGCTGCCCTTCGAAGACATGCAACGCAAAACCGATTGGCAGCATGCCCGCTCGGCCCGCGTCGGCGCGCGCGATGCCACCCAGTTCACCGGCCCCGGCAACGAAACCATCAGCCTGTCGGGCGCCGTCTACACCGAACTCACCGATGGCCGCGTCTCGCTGGACGATCTGCGCGCCATGGCGGACGAGGGCAACGCCTGGCCGTTGGTCGGCGGTGCCGGCGATGTCTATGGCAGCTTCGTCATCACCGCGATCGACGAACGCCACGCCTACCTGATGTCGGACGGCACCCCGCGCCGGATCGACTTCGGCGTGGATCTCCTGCGCGTCGATGATGATGCGGCGGCCAACAACACGGCCACGTCCGCATGACGGGTACGGCCAGCAACGTCGCGGACTGGCGCATTACCCTGGACGGCGCCGATCTCACCGATCGCCTGCGCCCGATCCTGATCTCGCTATCCCTGTCCGAAAAGCGCGGCGACGAGGCTGATCAGTTGGACATCGTCCTCGACGATACCAGCGGACGCCTTGCCATCCCGCCCGAGGGCGCGGTGCTGCGCTTGCAACTAGGCTGGCTGCGGGGCCGCGACGTCACCGTTGGCTTGATCGACAAAGGCAGCTTCAAGGTGGACGATGTTGCCCACGCCGGGCCGCCCGATCGCATTACCATCAAGGCCCGCGCGGCAGACTTCACGTCCCAGATCCGCAACCGCCGCGCCCATAGCTGGAAGAACACCACGCTTGGCACCGTGCTGACCGACGTTGCAGGCCGCAATAGCCTCACGCCCCGCATCGCGCCCGCGCTGGCGTCGATCGCGCTACCCACCATCAGCCAGAGCCGCGAAAGCGATATCGCGTTCCTGCGCCGCTTGGGGCGGGAAAACGATGCCGTCGCCACCATCAAGGACAAGCACCTGATCTTCGCGCCCAAGGGGGCCGGCCAAACCAGCAGCGGCCAGGCGCTACCAACCCTCACCATCACCCGCCGCGATGGCGACGGCCACAACTGGCAGCGCCAGAAACGCGATGGTCAGGAAGGCGTGTCCGCCACTTGGCATGACAAGAAGGCCGCGAAGAAGCAGACCGTCACCGTGGGCAAGGCCGATGGCGCGAAAAAGCTGCGCAAGATCCATCCAGACGAAGCATCGGCCAAACGCGCCGCCCTGGCCGAGCGCGACCGCATCAAACGCGCGCCGGCCACCTTAGACATGAAGCTCGCCTTGGGCCGCGCTGACGTGATCCCCGAGGCGCGCGTAACCGTCACGGGCTTCAAGCCTGAGATCGATGGCACCACCTGGCTGATTGCAGAGGTCACCCACCGGCTCGATAAGTCGGGCGGCTTCGGCACGGATATTAAAATGGAAACTGCGCCGTAAACCGGATCATGGTTTTAGGTAAGCGGTCAACATAAGTGACCGAATTTCCGATCACCCCCTACTATACCTTCGTAGATTGACTACGAGACCAAAAATTGCAATCCTAACCGCAACATTGAGCGTATTCGGAGGCTGAGATGGTTGCTGATACTGCTGAAGAGTACTTTGATCTAGTGCTTGATCCGTCTTCTAACATCGTAAAAACAAAGGCAGAACTTTCGGCTGCTTTAGATGACTTTGACGCTCCTAGCGGGGTGAAGTCCACCTTCGTAGAAACCGCGCGAATCGGCCCAAAAGGCGGCGTCGTCCACTTCGAATATCACGACCTTTGGCAGGTTCTTGGCGAAGATAATTTTTTCCTGTTTCTTGAGCGCCTCGGGATGTCGAGGAAGATGTTCGCTATCTTTGAAAACACTAATTGCAGTCCACATCCAATTGGCCAGTACGGCAGATGTGAAGGCAAGAGCTGGACATCATGCATTAGCGGACCTAACGGGTGTGCTTGAATCTCTTTGCGGCGATCGTAAGCGCCAAGGCATATGCCAGCTTAGCAGTGTTGCCACCGGGCCACTTCCCTTGCTGGCCTAGATCTCGGCAACCCGCCCCGTTTCACCTCAGAAGCGGCTGCCTTCGAAATGAAGCTGCCCCCCGCCGCGCCGACGTGCCCCCCCAGGCGCACGTGATGGTCACCGGCTTCAAGACCGAGATTGATGGCACCACCTAGTAAGTTTCAGACGTAATGCACCAACTCGATATGAGCGATCGAATTCAGGGCGGATTTCGAGATGGAGACAGCGGGTAGGTAGTAGCCTCAATGGATCTGCGCGTTAACATGCTCGACCAAGATTTCGCCAATCACTTTGCCCAGCGTTACCGGCACTGCATTGCCGATCAATCGACCCAAAGTTGCGAAGCTAACCCGTTCATCATCTGGAAGGAAAGAGTAACCTCTCGGGAAGCCTTGAAGCATAGCCGCTTCCCTAAGGCTAATTGCCCGATTTTGCTCCGGATGGCCGAAGCGGCCATTGCCGTAACCAAAGCACTGAGTTGTGATGGTAGGCGATGGCTCATCCCAAGCCATCCGTCCATACACCGATGGATACGTCGCTCCGCTATCTCGGACATGACACGCAGCTTTAAGGCTATCAGGCCAATCACGCCATGTTCCACCTGGCACTGACGCAAGTATTCGCTTCATGTTCATTTCGCTAAGAGTGCTGGCCCGATGCAGACGATCTTTCGGATCAGTCTGTCCAGCTTCCAGCCGAGGCAAATTGCCAATCTCTTCACGGACAGACTTCTGTTTGCGATCGAATTGAGGCAGATTAATTTCACCAAGTTTTGAAGCTATAAGTACAAGCCGCTTGCGAGTTTGAGGCAGCCCTATCATGCGGCATTCCACTACCTGCGCGTCAACGGAGTATCCCTTCAAGCTGGCCAATAGCTCTTGGTACACAGGCGCTCGCAAAAGCGGTGGTACATTTTCCATAGTGACGAGATCTGGTTGAACTTCTCTAATCAGTTCACCGAAACGCTCAACGAGCTTCCAATCATCCTTGCCGCCTCGATCAACGCGACCCTGCCCTGCACGTTTTGCCTTTTGCGAATATGTCGAAAAAGGTTGGCATGGTGCGCAGCCGGCCAAGAGTGACACGGTTCCGGGCACAAAACTTTGGGAGATGGTCTCAGCCGAAAGCGCGGACACATCAGCCTGAAGGAACTTCGCATCGTTGTTTTTCTCAAACGGATGCCGGGAGGCCGGATCGATATCCACCCCCAAACGAACATCAATTTTCGCCAGCGATAGACCGTGTGTCAGCCCACCGACGCCGCAAAACAGGTCTACCGCAGAAATCTTAGAAAAATCAGTCATATCACAGTGCAACTAAATGCAACTCATTCTCAACATGGTTATGAAAAGCGTCTGCCACATAGCCCATATAGTCCAAAACCACATCAGCAAGCTGGCGGATGTCAACAAGCATCATATCACTCGCCCCCTCCTCGAACGAGCGAGAGCCATGGGCAATCGCATTTCGACGAATGGCAAGAGCCTGCAAGGGCGTCTTGTCCCCATACCGAGCATTTTTTGCAATCCGTCGCAGCAAATCTGCGGGGAGATTCAGATTAACACTCATGCGCTTTGCAAAAATGCCAATCCTTTTGTCGTCCCATGTTCCTGAGGGCTTCTTGAGCGCGGATGGCCCCGGAATATGTGCCGCAAGCAACTGTGATGATGAGTGGTGTATAGATCTGAGCCGTCCATCCTCGCTGCTATCCGCCAGGCTGCCGATGGCGGATGCACGAAGCCATTCTCGCAATGAATCAGCCGTCCATCGCCTAGGATCAGCAGCAACTAGAGAGGCGGCTAAAAATTCCATAGCCTTACTCATGATTGACTCTTCAATATTGTACAGATGAACGAGCAATCCAGATTTTATTGTATTTATATGTCTTGTCGATAATACTACCGCGCCAACCGCACCATCAGAACCCAACATCATCCTTTGTTCTAATGCTGTCGCCAAATGGTAGTGAGCGTCAAATTCAACTTGCCGCTCATCCAGTGCTTCACGTAAAATCGTCATTGGCCAAGCACTATCGATCTTACCAGATCAATCCTGTCCTCGAGTTTTTTACGAACGTTGGCGCCATCCGAAACTACGATTCTATCAAATTCCTTTTCCTCCATTTTCACCGCAACCTCCGCAGCAGTCACTCCAACCTGCGGGGTTTCACGAACTGCCAAAGCGGTTCCTACAGCGATAGCCTCAAATCGAACGCGCGGAACAGTATTGGCCGTTGAGTTTTTACGAAATCCATTCGGAAAAAGGTTATTAACATTTACAAGCATATTGAGAAATTCAGCACGAAGATCGCTGACTATATTCGGGTCGGCAATAGCCTTTTCATTTGCTGAAGCTATATAAGCGTAAAGATATTTCTTTGGCCTATCTCGATAATTTGGAAAACGACCGTCAGGTGTATTCCATCCCTCAAGATACGCAAAAAAGCGCGTCACAAGTTCTTCACGCTCACGCTGATCTGCGGCCTTTTGCGACATAGGCGACATCGCAATAAATTCATTGCTTTCAGCCAATTCACGAATGAGTTCAGTCATCGGGCCTGGAAGTGATCCACGGCGAATTTCTGCTTCATTGGCGATTGTGCCCGACCGATTGATCCGCGCAAACATTTCAGCACGAGTTGCGGGGTCCGTCGCGGTATCCAGTACGATCGTCCGGATAGTCACATCCTCAAGCTTGTTTCTCCGGTCATTTGGTAGATCGTCGAAAGTGAATCCATTCAATTCAGGTACGAGAGCCAAATCGGACAAGCGCAATCCTTCTTTTAAAAAAGCACGGATAGCGCGCATCCTCTGAGAGCCGTCTACGATCTCCATCCTACCGTCTGCGGTCTGATAAAAAAATAAAAATGGAACCGGGAGACCGATCATAAGAGATTCAATGAATTCAGATTTCTGCTGATCTTTCCAGGCTAGCTTTCGCTGATATTTTGGAACAAAATATCTATCTGTTTCATCATTCTTAAAACGCGAAACATAAAGGGAAATAGGATACTCAGCGACAGAAAATTTTACCTGACGAGACACTGTCGAGATAGCGGCCTCAGCATCGATTTTTTCCTGCTGACTTGGAGCCTTATTTTTCGCCATCTTGATACCCTTAGTTTTCCGCGCCTTCGATCAGCGATCAAGCACTACGGAACCCGCGTATGGCCCTGACAATCCGCCTGTCTAGACGTATTTTTCTCGGCCTACATTTCCTCTTTCCTACACGCTCTGAAGTTGTCAGTCGGAACATAATGGGAACAAAAAGAGTTGGAAACTTGAGCGCGGGAAGCGTGAGATCGGAGCCGGGCTGCGAGTTTGCGTGCCCGGTTTGCACCGTCAGGTGCGCGACGTTGGCTGCAATTCGGATGAGCCTTCGTCGTCAGATAGATGACGCTCTTGGCGGTCAGTTGCTGCAAGCGCGACTTGATCGGGCACGAAAGGTCCAATTCCTGCGAAGCCAGTTGGAAGCCATCGAGCAAGAGTTTCTGCAGTCTCTTGCTTTGAAGCGTGCTCAGGCACCAAAGCCAACAGCCCTAGGAACATATCGCAGAGCGCAGCTTCACTAGGCAGTGCAATCGGCAGCGAAATATATTGAACCGGCGGCCTCGCAGCCTCAACCGCACGCGCTTCCGGTTCGGCCTCTGCATCCCTCAAGCCCGCAAGCTTCATGACCTCGGCAGGATCTACGCCGTGTTCGGCCAGGACCGCCGCTACACGTCGGGCAAACTCCAGCGGCAAATGCGGCTTTTTGAACGTGCTCATGGACTCATAGCGGGCATACGAACCGAAGGGCATGTCGAGTTCTTCAGCGATACGCCTAATGCTTAACTTGGGAACGGCAGCCTTGCGAAGCTCTTTGAGCCGAGAAGTTACGGAAGCCATAGGCCGACTATACGGAAAACCTGCACACAGTCTTGCTTCAGAATGTAGTTGATAGACGTTCAGCTTTCGCATACACAATGCGCATGCAACACGCAGACAACATATTCGCGATTTTCGGAGGCATCCGCCCGATGGCGCGCAAACTGGGCGAAGCGCCCGCCAACGTATCCGCATGGAAGACGCAAGGCCGCATTCCCGCACAGAAGCAGCCGCATGTTCTGGCCGTCGCCGTGAACCTTGGCCTGCCGGTCACTGCCGAAAATGTCGTGTTCCCCCTTGGTCGTCCTGATGCCGATGTAGCGGCGACCAACGCCCCCGTCGTTTGCGATCACCCCACCAAAGCGCAATGGAAGGACGCGGCATGAAGATCGACGAGTTCCTCACCCACGACGAGGGTCTCCGCCTGGAGTGCCTTCGCCTCGCGGTCGCTGCCGGAGATTCTCGGTTGGGTGGCATGTTCTACGAGTTCGTAGACAAAGGCACCCCGTTTCCTCCTGCCACCCAAGGCTTCATCTCCAAGGCCGCTGCAAAAGAATCGGATCTGCCGGGCCAAGTGGCTGCAATGCTACGCCGACATGAAGAGCGCGATGCGAAGGCGGCGTTTAGCGATGAGTAGGCAGGGCATTACAGCCGCCAGCTCTACCGTGCTTGGCACCTTCGCGGTTCGCAAGGGCAGTGACGAACAGGCCGCTTATCTCGGACTCGACCCGGCGTCCGTTTGCCCTGGCGAAAGCCAGGAGTTCGTCGGCATCGAACTCGACGCGCTTCGCAGCTATGCCGCTCGCGGTCTTATGATCCAGGTCCTTGCTGATCGAGGCGTGGTATTCCTCGACGGTCGCGGATTTGATGTCGCCATCGCAAATCTCACGAAAACGATCCTGGTTGGCTGCATTCGGCCACAGGACGGCAATACCGGCTATCTGTACGGAACTCTCCTTTCGTTGGTGTCTGGAAGCCCAGCGATAGCGCGGCGGGAAACGGCATGACTAAAGTCCGCGCCCCACTATCCTTCTCGCTCGCCATCACCACTGTCGCCGGCCTCATCGGTTGGCAGGCGGCGGCGAAGATCACCCGCCGTTCGGTTCGCACCGTCCGCCATTGGAGCGAGAGCGACCGCAAGGGCACGCCCACGCTCGATCAGGCCATCGCCCTCGATCAGGCCTACATGCGCGCTGGTGGCGATCATGCGCCGATCCGGGCGGCTTACGAATTGCAACTGGGCGTCGCTCTGGCAGACGTGATCGCCTGCCGCGCCGCGCTCGCACAAGACATCGCCCTGGCCACCCGCGAAAGCGGGGAGGCGCTCAGCCATTGCATTGAGGCCATGCAGCCCGGTGCATCCCCCGCCACGATCCATCGCGCCATTGCCGAAACCCAGGACGTAGACGCGCTTCTCCCGCGCCTCCTCGGACGGCTCAAAGCCCTTCTACCCGGCAATGGGGCCGGGCACGAAGCCACGGGGGAAATACGGTAATGTCGGGTCGTCCGGTCCAATTGCCACACGTCAACTGCCCGGCCTGCGGGGGCCGCGCTTTCGCGCGATCGGTGGGCAAGAACAGCCTGCTGTTTCGGGAAGTCTACTACACCTGCCGCAATCCCGATGCCTGCGGCCACCAATTCGTCGTCGAGATGGTGGCAAAGCGCACCACCAAGCCGAGCCGCTTTCCGGTGCTCAAGCACAAGCTGCCGATGACCAAATGGCACGAAGCCGCGAACGACCGCGCCGATAATGACGACGGCCCCCCGCCCGAACCTGTGACCAGCGCGATCGTCACCTAACCTGACGGCCGCGCTGGCCTGACCCTCCCGACCCCGTGATTTTCAACCCGGCTCGCTTCCGGGAACGCCCCTCCCTTGTCTTCAAACCGGAGCCAACCATGCGCCAGAGCCCCACCCCGCCACAGCCGCAGCCCCCGGCGCGAGCGTTCCTGTTCGTCTGCAGCGCCTGCGAAACCCCCGAATGCAGCCCGACCCCGGACCTGCCGAAGAACTGGGGCGCGGCGCCGATCGGCGAGAACACCCACGCCTACTGCCCCGAATGCGCAATCGATCTGCCCAAGGGCGAACTACAGTGACCGCCCCCGTCGACGTCCGCGCCATGCTGGCCCAGATCGAACGGGAAGAGGCCTTGGCCGAAGCGCGCGAACTGCACAAAGCGCAGCGCCGCCTTTCCAACCTCGCCGCCGCGTATGAGCGGATCGCCATGCCCGTGCTGGTCATCGCCGCGGCACTGCTCGGCGTGATCTGCGCGGGCGCCCAGGTCGCGATCTACCTGAGCGCGGCGGGCTAAGGCCGATGGGCGAGGCACACTTCGCGCACTTGTTCGTCGGCGATCCCACCCTCGCCAAGATCGAGCAGCTCGTGCGCTGCTGCGAACAGCGAAAAAGCCGCGCGTCGCAAAAGCTCGCCGCCGCCCAGGCCGAAATCGCTGCCGCCGAGGCCGCCTACGACCGGGCCATCGCCGCCCGTGTCACTTGGATCGAGACCAGCCCCGGCCCCGATCCCCAACTCATGATGCTGTGA